TGGGTCAAACACCGACGAGATGGTGGACGAGATCAAGCAGCGGTATGGGGATAGACGCATCACTATCTACCCCGACCCAGCAAGTAAACAGAGAAAGACCAGCGCGGGAGGGAGGACGGATCTGTCAATCCTCCAGAACGCAGGGTTTGCGGTGAAGGTGCGAAATAGTCATCCGGCAATCAGGGACAGAATCAACAGCGTTAACAGCAGGCTCCGCTCCACAACTGGGGTGAGAGCTTTGTTCGTTGATCCCAAGTGCAAGCAGACTATCGCTTCGCTTGAGCGACAGACGTACAAGGAAGGGACGAGCCAGCCCAATAAGGACGACGGCTACGATCACATGAATGACGCACTTGGGTATCTGGTTGAATACCTGTACCCAATCAGGAAGCAGCGAGAAGTTGAACAACCAACGAGGTGGAGCTAGTGGCATCGAACATTGAATATCAACACCCAGATTACGACGCGAATGAGGCACGCTGGGAGTTCTACATCAGATCGTACCTGGGTGGGCAGGAGTATCAAAACGGCAGCTATCTGACGGGCTATCTCAACGAGTCAGAGAACGAGTATGCACGACGCATTCAGTTGACCCCTGTGGATAACCACTGCCGAAATGTAGTTCACATCTACAGTTCATTCTTGTGGCGCACTCCCCCTGTTCGCGTGTTTAACTCGCTGGCAGGCAATCCTGCCCTTGATGCGATCATCAGAGACGCTGACCTAGATGGCGCAAGCCTGAATAGTTTTATGAAGCAAGCGCAGATCTGGGCGAGTGTTTATGGTCACGTCTACATTCTTGTGGATAAGCCACAGTCCAACGCGAAGACCAGAGCGGAAGAGCTAGAGCAAGAGATAAGGCCATATCTGTCCCTATTCACCCCTGAGAACGTGTTTGACTGGAAGTGGGAGCGCACACCATCTGGTAGGTTCGAACTGACCTACTTGAAGCTGCGTGAGGCTGTAGACCGTGAGAACGCTACTACCAAGATCAGCTATTACCGAATCTGGCGCAAAGACACCATTCAACAGTGGAAGTCTGATGGCGACAAAGAGCAGATGATTAGCGAGATCGACAACCCACTGGGCAAGATCCCAGCCGTTTATCTGCCAGCACAACGCAGTGTGACGAGGGGAGTGGGCATATCAGATTTGTCCGACATCTCGTACATGCAGAAGGCTATCTACTCAGAACTGTCTGAGATTGAGCAGTTAATCCGTATCAGCAACCATCCCTCACTTGTGAAGACCTACGACACAGACGCGAGCGCGGGTGCAGGCTCCGTGATTAACGTACCTGATGAGGCGGCTGACACGATGGCACCGTTCTTGCTACAACCGTCTGGTCAGAACATCGACAGCATACGGGCTTCAATCAGCGACAAGGTGGAGGCAATCAACCGCATGGCGCAGATGGGTGCAGTTCGTGGAACCGATGCGAAGACGATGTCTGGCATTGCCATGCAGACTGAGTTCCAAATGCTCAACGCGAAGCTGTCAGAGAAGGCTGATCTTCTGGAACTAGCTGAGGAGCATCTGTGGACGTACTTCTGTAACTGGCTGGATGTAACGCCAGATGTAGAGGTGTTCTATCCTGATTCGTTTGACATCCGTGACTACGACAAAGAGCTTTTGTTTTTACAACAGATGAAAGCCAGCGGAGTGAGATCAGTCACGCTTGCGCAAGAGATAGACAAGCAGATCGCAGACCTTGTCCTGGATGACGATAAGCTGGCCCAATCGCACGTTGAGATTGAAGGTGCAACGCAGGTTCTCGGTCAGTTTCCGGTAGCGCCTGAGTAATGGCAGCAGCGGATGATTATGCCGACTATTTAGAGCGGCTAGCAGATCAACATCAGCGCAGAATAGCGGATATTCTGACTGTGGTTGAGGCTGACCTTGCTCGGCAAATTGACTCCGCTCCCACGGCTGACGGCGCACTGTTTGACCTCGAGTGGGCGGTCAATGCACGAACAGAGATGCGACGAATACTGGAGGAAGACTATTTAGCAGAAGTACAGGCGATGCTGGGCGACTACAGAGCCGTCACAGACGAGCAATTCAGAATGCTGAATACCTATGCCAGATTTACAAGAGTCTCGCCAGAGGCGGTTGCAGCGCTTCAAAGGCTATCGTTTCAAGGCTTCGAGGCGTTGGCGAATAGTCAGCTTGAGTCGTTAGCGAATGGCGTATATCAAGCCACGCTGATTGGCAGAAGCAAGGCTGACTTTATCGAGGAACTTCGAGGGCAGATCAATGGAATCTATCAAGCAAGCGATCAAGAGGAGATTCGTCAACTTGTTGAGGTGGCTCAAAACGCAACTGGAGCCAGACAACAGGCGGCGATTGATAGACTCCATTCAGTTTATAGCGCTGACAGGCTTGGCAATAATCTCAGGCGTTATGCGACAACTTACGCAACAGATTCGCTCAATCAATTTTCAGCATCACTTACTGCTACAACGGCTAACGAGCAAGGCATCGACCGTTTTGAGTACTACGGTGACGTTATTCGAGACAGCCGCGAGTTTTGCAAAAAGCATGTGGGCAAAGAGTACACAAGGGAAGAAATAGATCGGATCTGGGCTGGAAGCTGGGCAGGCAAAGCCCCAGGTGATCCATTCCTAGTGAGAGGGGGTTACAACTGCCGTCATCAATGGCTACCTATCGTAGAGGAATAACATGAGCAAAGAGCTAGACCGAGCAAAGAACCTGACCGCAAGGCGACCGATACCACCGGCAATTCGTCAACTACTAGAGCCACTGGCAGCGGCTGCACCCGAAGACGAAAAGCCAGACTTCGATGAGTTATATGCAATCGTGGATGAGTTGCTGCCATTACCTAAGAAAACGAGGAGCAAGAAAGATGCCAAGCCATTACGGACACAGCAAGAACAAGAAGAAGAAAAAGACAATGAACAAGCCCAAGAGGACTAAAAAGTAACCATCAGCTATTGACATCCCTGTGAAGCTGGTATAATGCCCCCACTCGAAAGAGGTTCGCACATGAGCGATGAAATCATGGAAGAAAGTGCTGATACTGAACCGGCACAAGAGATAGTTCAGGAAGCTAAGACGTTTACCCAAGATGAGCTTGATCGCATTGTTGCTGATCGAGTCGCTAGGGAAAGGCGCAAGCTAGACAAGAAGCTAGAAGGTATCGACATCGAGGAAGCTCGCCAGATCATGCTTGAGCGTGAGCAGGCGCAGATTGAACGCCAAAAGGAAAAAGGCGAGTTCGAGCAGGTACTGAAGCAGACTGTCGAAAAGAAGGATCAACAGATTGCTGCAATGCAAGCGGCCCTAGAAAGCACCAAAATTGACGGTGCTTTGTTGTCAGCGGCAAGCAGGCACAACGCTGTAGATTCTGAACAGGTATCGCAGTTGCTGCGGAATCGTGTAAGACTATCGGACGATGGTTCGGTTGAAGTCCTAGACGATAACGGAGCGATCAGATACAACGACAAAGGCTCCCCCCTTTCAGTTGATGAGGCGGTGGGTGACTTTCTTACGGCGAACCCTCATTTCGTCAGAGCCTCCGCAGGAGGTGCTGGCACACAAGGGATGGCTGGTGGCTCCACGCAGAAGCCTATATCTGTGGCTGACATGGTTGCTAACTGGAAGGACGGAGGTGCTGAGGCATTCCGCGCCTATAAGAAGGCAAACAAATAAACCACTTTTTTTGATATAGGACATAAATCATGGCTGCTACAACGAGCACAACCCTTGACGACCTGTTTGCGAATATCATCGCACAGGCACGATTCACTGCTGAAGAAGAGTCCCTAATGATGGGCCTCGTTACTATGTACAACATCGGCGACGAAGCTGGCAAGACGATTCAGGTGCCTAAGTACCCTGCAATCACTGCCGCTGACCTGACCGAAGGTACCGATCTGACCAGCACGACTGTCTCTACTACGTCCGTTGACATCACCGTTGGTGAGGTGGGCGCACAAGTAGTTCTGACTGACTTGGCTGCAATGGGTGCTGGCAACCCTGCTGAAGAGTTGGGTACCGTACTGGGTAACGCTATCGCTACCAAGATGGACGCAGACCTGATCGCATTGTTTGACGGATTCAGCACTGCTCTGGGCGCTGCCGCTCAAGAGATCACTGTTGCTGATCTGTTCAAGGCTGCTGCTACCTTGCGTAACAACAAGGCACAAGGCGAGATCTTCGCGGTTGTTAACCCTTTCCAGGCGTACCAACTGAAAGCTAACCTAACCAATACCTTCGCTAACCCCAATGGTGGTGACGCGCAGAACACGGCTATGGTTAACTCTTACGTTGGCACCATCGCTGGCATCGACGTTTACGAGTCTGCAAACGTAACCGTTGATGGTTCTGGTGACGCGAAAGGCGCTGTCTTCTCGCGCGAGGCTCTGGCTATCGCTATGAAGCGCGACTTCCAAATCGAAGCACAACGCGACGCATCATTGCGTGCCTTCGAGCTTAACGCTACCGCCATTTATGGTGTGGGCGAGCTTGATGACAGCTATGGCGTTGAGATGTTGTTCGACGCAACGATCTAAAGCGTTTGGACGGCCCTGCCCCTTCTCTCCTTGGGGTGGGGCTGTCCCTTTTTGGAGGTTCTGTTGGCTATAACTTACCGAGGCGAGCGGTTCGAGGGCTACAACAAGCCTAAGCGCACACCTAAGCACCCAGAGAAGAGCCATGCAGTATTGGCTAAGGAAGGCGACAAGGTTCGTCTGATACGCTTTGGGCAGCAGGGTGCCGATAACAAACCCCCTCGCAAGGGTGAGAGTGAAGCAGACAAAGCAAAGCGCAGAGCGTTCAAGGCTAGGTTTGCCAAGCAGATAGCCGCAGGGCGCAGAGACAAAACAGCATCGGCTGCGTATTGGGCCGACAAGGTGAAGTGGTAATGGCATTTTCTCAAGACTCTGATCTGGTAGCCCTTGTCCCTGACATCTTGGACTTCGGCATCACATCGTTTGCGACTGAACACGCGAAAGCACAGACCGACCTGACTCGAACCATCAGAAATGAGTGGTGGTACAAGAAGCAGATTCCTGGGGAAATGGTTCCCGCATACCTGACCGACTCCCAGTGGACGCGATGCAATGCCTATCTGGTATTGTGGAAGTTCGCCCTCCCCCAGCTTACAAACTGGGTACAAGATGATCGCTTTCTGAACATGATTCAGTTCTACCAGCAGCGCTATCAAGAAGAACTGACTGCGGTGTTTGCTGACGGTGTGGAGTACGACGACGACAACTCAGGCACGATTGAAGATGACGAGCGCGGCATTGTCTCTTATGGACGGCTAACGCGATGACGCAAGGTCTGCCCATAAAGGTTGATCTCAAGCCAAAAGACATCGAAGGCTTGATGAGAAGTGAGCGCAAGAGCGTTGAGAAGGGCGTGAATCGCGCTATAGGTCGCACTGCGTCACTAGGCAAGCAGATCATCCTCCGCAGAACAAAGACGGGAGAGGGCTTTGAGGGAGCGTTTGACGGGTATTCTAGCGGGTACGTCAAAGCGTTGGAGCGCAAAGGATTTCCTACTAGCCCTGTGGACTTGTTCGCAACGGGTCAAATGTTGAATTCAATGCAGGTTGAAACGCTCAACCGTCGGACTGCGCGAATCTATTTCTCAAACCCAGAGGCATCCAAGAAAGCGGCGTTTAATAACAGAAGTCGCCCATTCTTTGGCTTTAACGACAAAGAAGAAGATCGCTTGGGTAGGTTCTTCCGTAAGGAGTTCAACCGATGAGTGTGAGGGAAAACATTGCAACCAATCTGGTGACAGCGTTACAGGCAGTGACCACCCCCACCAATATCAAGTTCGTCACTCGTGAACCGTTTGAGTTCGACAAGTTGAGCAACGCTCAATATCCAGCGGTGCTGGTCAGAACGACAAACGAAAACAGAGAAGACGGCACTGTGGGTGGAAGCATTACCCAGAGGTTCGGGACTATTGATTACCAACTTGTCTGCTATGTGAAAGGGACGGGTTTGGACACAGCAAGGAATAACATTGTCGAGTCTATCGAAGAAAAGCTCGATGAAGACAGATCACGCGGTGGACACGCAATCGATACGCAAATCGTGAGCGTGGAAGCCGACGATGGCAGTATTGCCCCCATCGGTGGGGTGATTATAACGGTACGAATTGAGTACCAATACACTCGTGGAACAACCTAAAGGGGTTTAATCATGGCAACGACTAAAGGCTCAAGCGGCGTAGTCAAACTGGCGGTGAGCGGCGGCAGTGTCGCTGCTATGGGTGAAGTTCGCAGCTTCACACTCTCTGAATCTGCAGACACAATCGAAGACAGTGTGATGGGTGATACCGCTCGCACATACTTATCTTCGTTAACGTCTGCCACCCTCTCAATGGAGGTCTACTGGGATGACGCTGACACAGTCCAACTCGTAATGGACTCAGGTGCAGACCTAGACTTCGAGCTTTACCCAACGGGAACAGGCACTGGCGAAAAGTACTACAGTGGTGGCGGCATCCTGACAAGCAAAGAAATAACAGCATCCTTTGATGGTATGGTTGAGGGCACGTTTGAGCTACAAGTCTCGGGCGCTGTAACTGAAGCAACTGCATAAGGAAATCCCAAAATGGGACTAGCTAAAGAACTAAGAAACAGAAGACAACTGAATGCTCGAAAGATCGAGGTCGCGGCATGGGCTGATCCAGACGGACAGCCCTTTGCCATGTATTGCTTCCCGATCACCTGTTACGACGTGAACGAATTGCAGAAGAAGCATCCCAAGTTCATGGAAAACACCACAATGGCGGCGATGATCGACCTGATTGTGATGAAAGCCAGCGATCAAGATGGCAACAGATTGTTCACTTCAGCAGAAGACCGAATTGACCTGCTAGGGGAGGAGACTGGAGTTATCTCAAGCATCGCCGAGCAGATGTTTGCAGAAATCCAGACCATAGAGGATCAGGAAAAAAACTGAGGGCCGATTCGTTAAGGTTTAATTTAATTGCCTTGGCGGATCGGCTACACATCAGTATTGGCGAAGCCGAGCAAATGCCCCTCTCTGAATTTAATGAGTGGGCGGCATTCTTCAAGATAATGAGCGAGAGGCAGGAAGATGGCTGACCAGAACGTCAACATAACCATTCGGGCGTTAGATAAAACCAAGAAAGGTTTTGCATCTGTTACTGGTGGTCTAAAGCGTGTCGCTGGCTCCGTACTCAACATGAAGACCGCTATCGTCGGCGCTGTTGGCGCTGGTGGTTTTGGTGCTTTGATTCAATCTTCAATCAACGCCGGTGACGAACTAGCTAAAACCGCAGACAAGTTGGGAGTGACAACTCAAGCGCTCGCTGGATTACGTCACGCAGCAGAGCTTACAGGCGTGTCTACGGGCACGATGGACATGGCCCTGCAAAGGTTCACTAGACGCGCTGCAGAGGCCGCTAAGGGCACTGGAGAGGCCAAGGGCGCATTGCGTGAGCTTGGTATTGATGCTGAGTCCATTGTTCGCCTGCCTCTCGATGAGCAAATGAATATCGTGGCAGAGGCGATGTCTGGCGTGGAAAGCCAGTCAGACCGTGTACGTCTAGCCATGAAGCTGTTTGACTCTGAAGGTGTGGCTCTGGTCAATACCCTGGGGGGCGGGGCTGACGCGCTCAAGGCAATGACAGAAGAGGCAGCACATCTGGGTCTCACTCTCTCCCGCACTGACACCGCTCAAATGGAAGCGGCAAACGATGCTATTACCAGGCTAAAGGGTGTTTTTGAAGGTTTGACCAACCAACTGGGTCTAGCGTTTGCGCCAATCATCACCTTTGTTGCCGACGGACTCCGGCAGATGGCGTTGGATGCTTCCGACTTTGGCAACATTGGACAAAAAGTGGCAATGGCGGTGGTTCGCGCATTTGGTTTTTTGCGGAACATCCTGCATGTAAACCAGATATTTTTCACGCAATTGAAGCTGGGCGTATTGCAGTTAGCAAATGCCCTCGGTCAAAGGCTAACGCCAGTCCTCGATTTTTTTATCAACCGCTTTAACGACATGGCAAACAGCATGGTTGGCGGTCTGATTGGTATGGAGGCAATTACCACAACAGGGGAGCAGTTGGTCGGTGCTTTGCCTGCGGCTATATCCGAGACAGAAGCTGCCTTGGAGAGTCTAAAAAACTCAAATCCTGGGTCAGAACTGGTCGCTGGAATAGAAGAGTTCATACTAGCTAACAGAAGGGCTGCGGAGTCATTAGCTGTGGTGAGGGAGGCTGCTACAGGTGCAGGCGGTGCCGACATCTCAGCGCCAAACTTTGTTGATCGTCTTAACGAGAGCTTTACCAAGTTACAAGAAAACCTGCCAACAGTTCAGCAACAAATAGATAGCTTAGCCAAGACCACGATGAAGAACATGAGCGACAGCTTGATGGGTGTGGTTAAGGGCACGGTGAAACTGAAAGACGCATTCAAGCAAATGGCTGCGAGCTTAATCATGCAGGCCATTCAGCTATTCGTGATTGACAAGATAACGGGCGGATTTGTGTCGTTTGCCAAGGGTCTAACCGGCAAAGCCATCGGTGGGCCTGTTCAATCTGGTCAACCATATATGGTCGGAGAGCGTGGGCCTGAGATGTTCGTGCCAAATCAGTCTGGCTCTATCATTCCAAATAAGAAGATGGGCGGGGGCGTTACGGTAATCAATAACGTCGATGCTCGTGGGTCTGGCGCTGATGTAGATCAGAAGATCAAATTCGCTATGGCCCAGTCTAGCCAACAGACTATAATGACGATTCAAGACCTGATGCGTCGGAGACGGTTCGTATGACCACATTCACATTTCCTAGCATCACCCCCACGACGAACACGTTTGAGCTTGTAGCTAATACTAGGACGTTTCAAAGCCCACTGACTAACGCGATACAAACGACATCGCGCAAGGGTTCTTTGTGGCGAGCAAGTCTCCAGTTCAACAACCTATCAGGGGCTGATCGCAAGGTTCTGCAAGCCTTCGTGGTGAAGCTAAACGGGCAGCAGCATCGCTTCACATTACAAGATCACTCTCACACTTTGAGGGGAGCAGGTGGCGGCGATTTAAGAGTCAACGGTGGTACTCAATCGGGTACCAGTTTGGTATGTGATGGTGCTACTGCGAGCGTGAATAATTACCTCAGAGCCGGTGACTACATCTCGTTTAATAACGAACTGCACATGGTGGTCGCTGATGCAAACTCTGACGGTTCTGGGAATGTTACCTTGTCAATTGCACCGCCAATACGCAAAACGCCAGCAGACGACACAATTGTGGACTACACGGCTCCAGTCACTGGTGTATTCATGCTCGCTGGCCCTGCATCCTGGGACACGCAGGCAGACATAACGTCCAGCTTCAACATTGAGGCGGTCGAGGACGTTCTAGCATGAGCCGT